AAGAAACAATTGACCGCTACCTAAACTTCTGGATTGAGAAGGGTAAGCTAACACTAGAGCAGGCTAACGGTATCTTTGCAGACATTCATGACATGGGTGTTATGCCTTCCATGCGAGCACTTATGACTGCTGGAGAAGCACTAGACCGTGACAATGTAGCTGGGTTTAACTGCTCCTACATGCCTATCGACCACCCTAAAGCATTTGACGAAATGATGTATGTCCTCATGTGTGGCACCGGAGTGGGCTTTAGTGTAGAGCGTCAGTACGTAACAAAATTACCAGAAGTAGCAGAGGAATTCCATGATACCGATACCGTTATACATGTCGCCGATAGTAAAATTGGATGGGCTAAAGCTTACCGGGAACTTATTAGCTTGTTGTATTCAGGCCAACTTCCAAAATGGGACGTGTCTGGAGTACGATCTGCAGGGGCAACCCTTAAGACCTTCGGAGGTAGAGCATCTGGTCCAGAGCCTCTTGTCGATCTGTTCAACTTCACAGTCAGCGTCTTTCGGGAGGCTGCTGGACGTAAACTTAGTTCCATCGAATGTCATGATCTCTGCTGTAAGATTGCACAGATCGTCGTCGTCGGCGGTGTACGCAGGTCCGCTCTCATCAGTCTGTCTAACCTCACTGACGATAGACTCCGACGATGCAAGTCAGGCCAGTGGTGGCAAGATAATCCTCAACGGGGACTAGCGAACAACAGCGCATGTTATACAGAGAAGCCAGACTTTGAGGCGTTTTTAAATGAGTGGAAAAGTTTATACGAGTCCCGCTCCGGAGAACGAGGAATGTTCTCTAGAGTCGCAAGTCAAAAGCAAGCTGCAAAGAACGAGCGACGAGATGCTACCTATGATTTTGGAACTAATCCATGTTCAGAGATCATCTTACGACCAAACCAGTTCTGCAATCTATCGGAAGTTGTTGTCAGGTCAGCCGATACGTTGTCAGACCTTAAACGAAAAGTACGTGTTGCGGCTATCCTTGGAACTTTACAGGCTACGTTAACTGACTTCCGTTACCTACGTAAAGCGTGGCAAAAGAATACAGAAGAGGAAGCATTACTTGGTGTTAGCTTAACAGGCATCATGGATCACCCAACGCTATCAGGAAGGAGGGACAAAGGTGTTCTCAAGACTTGGCTTACTGAACTCAAAGAAGAAGCGATTAACACTAATAAGGAATGGGCTACTAAGCTTGGTATTAATATCAGCACTGCCATTACTGCTGTTAAACCTTCCGGTACTGTTAGTCAGCTGGTTGATTCTGCATCTGGCATCCATCCTAGATACTCAGATCAATACATTAGACGAGTTAGAGCGGACGCAAGAGACCCACTCTGTCAAGTCTTAGAATCGGCAGGAGTGCCTGTAGAGGACGACGTAATGTCTCCTAGTACTAAGGTATTCTCCTTTCCGATAAAGTCTCCTGAAGGCGCTGTGGTGGCCTCTGAGATGGGAGCAATGGAGCAACTTGAGCTATGGGAAATTTACCAGGACTTCTGGTGTGAACATAAGCCGTCTATGACCTGTTACTACCGTGACGAAGAGTTCTTGGAAGTGGGTCAATGGTTGTACAATAAGTTCGATAAGATAAGCGGAGTTAGTTTCCTCCCTTATTCCGAACATACGTATCAACAAGCGCCTTATGAACCCATAGACTTAGAGACCTATGAGAAGCTGAAGAAAGAGTTTCCTGAGACCATTGATTGGGCAATCTCAGAAAACTCAGACATGACGGAAGGGTCTCAACAGTTAGCCTGCACTGGTAATAACTGTGAGTTGTAACTTATGGGGGCCTAAGCCCCCTTTTTTATTTACTGTGTAAAAGCCTGTACAGCTCAGGCTCTTGAGCTTTTACTAAAGCCATTTTACCTGATCTTTCCAAAGAAGCTTTAACCCTCGCTCTTTGATTGTAAGGAAGCCTCTTTATTCTTTCTACAGCTTCTTTATCAAGTACTTTTTCTGAAGTAGTACTAACAAAAGGAGTTGTAGCAGCTACAGAAGGTGTCCTAATTCCGGCTTCTCGTAAAGGAACAGCCGCTTGTTCTGCTCTGTCAACAAAACCAGAAATGCCTTTTTGTAGTCCTGTCTGTTTAGCAAAAATACGTTGAGCAGTTTCAGTAGCTAATAAACGGGAACCCACAACGCCGGTCCCTACTGTCTTGCTTATTTCTGGTGTAGTTGCTGTCAATACTTGTCCTACTAAAGCAGTGTTAAATAAACGCTCGAATACAGAAGCGTCGAAAGACTTAGGTGCAAACCTAGCTAATTCCTTTTCTTTGTTGTTTAAGTCCTTAGCTTGTTGCTCTAAGTTTGCAAGCTGAACCTTATGTTTTTCTCTTGCTGCTGTTACAAGGTCTTTAACTCTAGCTCTAACTTCGGCTGTCTGACCAAGTCCTGAAAAACGCTCCCTAACATCTTTTATGTCTTTGGTTAGTTGAACAGCTGCGTCGTCCTTAGCTTGACTTAAAGATTTCTTTTCTAACTTTATTTGAGATTTTAAATCAGCAACAATATTATTTGCGTCTGTATTAGCTTTTTGTAAAATAGTCTGGTTTCTTTGTCTACTTAAGTTTGCAACCGTTTGAGCTTCTTTCTGCAACTTTACATTACCTCTTGCAGACATATAACGACTAAACGCTTTAGAAGATTCAATCCAATCTTCAGCAGTAAACGCTCCTTGTACTACGGCTTTACCACCAGTTGCTCTTCTAGTCGATTCTTCAACTAATCGTTTAGTTGCCCACAAACCATTCTCTGCATCAAACGCTTGTCTTTCAGCAGTAGTAAGGTTGCTTTTAATTAAAGTGTCGAAGTAGTCTTTAATTGAATCTACGTAGTTTCTTGTTAAGGGGTCGTTTTCAGTAACACGATTAACTACAGTCCCTATACGAGACCTAAGATTCACTAAATCCTCACCTGTTATTTGACCTTTACTGGTTAGTTTATTTAAACTTACTTCAGCGTACTCTAGTACTTCGTCTAACTGTCTACCTACTAGTACAATGTCTGGATCAGTTTCGTGTAGTTTCTTAAGATTAGTAATTATTTCTTCTGGGTTTACTTTATAGGTTTTAGACTTAGCTGTAACATAACCATACTTTTTCCATAGATCATCTAAAGCTTTTAAAGCATCTTGAGGATCTAAAGTAGTTATTGCAGTTACTTCGTCTTTAGGGGCGGAACCAGGAGCAGCTGCTGTTAAAGCATCTGATCTAAACTGGCCTTGAACGGCGTTAACTGCCTCGTCTGCTTCTTTAACAGCAATAGCTTTTAGATCGTCTGTAGAAGCATTCTTGATATTTGTAAGACGGTCTACTTCGTCATCTGTTAATCGTTGAGCAGAGTTAGTTGATAGCTTTTCGTTTAAACGTAGTTTTTCTATTGCATCGTTTCTCATTTCATCAAGCGAACTTTTAGACAACTTAAGTTCAAGGCCGTTTGCCTTTTTAGCTCTAGATACTTTATTTGCAGCGGCGTCCTTTAGATTAACAGCCGCTTTACGCATAACGTAAGAAGGAGCTATTTTTGAAGCAACAGACCTAACTTGTTGTTCTGTTAATGTCATACCTCCATAAGCCTTAGAAATAACAGATCTATAAACAGGAGCAATAGGGTGTTCAGTAAACATTAAGTTAACAAAGTCTTTGCCTTGTCCTAACTGCTGAGCCATCTTATTGTTTACAGCACCAGAGTAAACTTTCTTTACAGCCTCAAAACCAAAAGGAATTACAGCACCAGCAGCAAAACTTAGTCCTGCGTTCTTTAAAGCCTCGTCTGTGTTTTCTCCTTCAAACCCCGCTACAGCAGCAAGAGGAGCACCCACAGCTGCAGAAATAACAGGAGTTGGTTTAGTGGCTGCAGCAATGCCGGCCTTATTTAATACACGCTCTAATGGCTTTATAGCCTTTGATATAAGAGGTAAAGAAGATTTTGTAGGCGCTTGAGCTGCATAATGGGCTGCCATTTTACTCAACGTAGCAGCATCGTCCGCAGCTAAACCAACTTGTCCTCCTACAGCAGCTCTTACGCCTGCTCCACCTGCGACTGCGGCTTGTCCCTGTCGTAATCGAGCTGCTGTTGTTAGTAAAGCACCTCCAGCGATAGAAACAGGAGAAAAGATGTTTCCTGTTATTTGTCCTACAGTTCCTACAATAGGCTTTCTTTCCATAAACTCTGCTGTTTCTGCTTCAAGATCGGACAGCATTTCTTCACGAATAGTAGTAACGTCTTTACCTTGAGAAAGCTCAGGGTAAAAGGCCTTAAAAGTAGCTGCAGAAATCCAACTACCTACTTCTTCACTTTTGTTTAGCCACAGTCCGTCAACAACTAAACGAGCAGCCATCATTAGATCATCGGAAGTCCATTCTTCTTCCCTGTCTAACTCTTCGTACGTGCCTTTTGCAACTCTTTCTTCTGTTTGTTGTTCTGTTGTAAGAGCATAGTCTCTATACCTATTTACAGAAGAAGGCTTTCCTGTAACAAAACGGGAATAACGGTTGTTTGGAGATATTTCCTCTCCAGTAACAATATTTTGTTCTGCCATGATTAGACCTCATCTGTACTTAGCAGGAAAAATTTTAAACGCGTCTGTAAACTCAGCTAAAATTTGTTGTCTTTCTTCGTCTGTTTTTGCGTTTTGCATGTCTATATCAAGCTGTTGCGCTGCTTGGTTATATCCATTAGCTACTCGAGTAAAACCTACAAAAGTAGGCGCTCTAACTTGATCCGGACCCATTTGTTTTTCTATAAAGTTTTCTGCAAGAAGACCAACATCAATAGCAGCTGAAAGTATTCTTTGTTCAGCATCTAAATAGTCCTGTATTTCTTGCGCACCTGCACTTGATGGAGGAAAACCTTGAGAAAATATAGCAATGTCTGTATCAGAAGCAACACCAGGAGGAAGACTATTAATAATTTTAGTATTCTTCTCCCTTATAAACTTAGTTTTAGCTTGTTCTGCTTCGTCTCTTACTCCAGCAGCAGTGTAAAAAGCAGTTCTAATGTTTCCTAATAAACCAGGCGTAATGTCAGTAGTTAAGAGCGTGTTACTTAAGTCTCTGTTTGACTGAAGAGAAACATTTGCTGTAGCTGTTGCGTCTTGGTACTCATAAAACTTGTCATAAGTTTGAGGAGCCATATCTTCTGGTTTAAAGTCCTTTGCAGGATCTAAAGTATCAAGGTCAGCCCTGTTTCTGCTTTGAGCATAGTTGTTTATAGACTCTGTAGTATATTTTCTTTGCTCTACAAGAGTTTGTAGGTGGTCGTTAAACTTATCGTCTGGTGCATTAGCATATAGCTCTTCACCTTCAGGACTAACTAGAGCAGATCCTTCAGCAACAACAACAGGTTTTTCAGGCTCTGGTTTTGTAGCTATGTAATTTCTGAGAAAAGTAACGTCAGCACCTTCTAATGCTGCAACCATTTCAGCATCGTTTCTTCCTTTTGCTATTTCAATAGCTCTGCTTTCTAGTGCTTTTCTATTCCTTTCTTTTGTTTGAAGCTGTTCTTGAGCAAGAGTAGCCTGTCGCTTAACTTGTCCACGCTGTTCTGCTTGTGCAATCTGCTCAGGTGTAGCACCTAAGCCAACAAGAGAACCAACAGCTTCTTGGTAGTCACTGCCTTCTGCTGCTGCCTGTTCCAAACCAAATAAGCCACCAGTAACGCCACGTTGAGTTTGCTCACGCTCCTCTTGCATCCGCTGTGACGCTCTAGTCATAGAAGGACCAGCTGCTGCTGCTCTACCTACTTGATACAGGTTCTGACCAAATGCAGGCTGCATAAGACCCTGTAGTAGTCCTTGTGAAAACTTAGCCATCTTAGCCTCCTATGCCTAGTAGATCAAACAGTGGGTTAACAATTTTAGTGATACCGTCACCCATACCAACTTGCTGTGGTGTCAACAGTCCTGACAGGAGACCAGTACCTAGTTGACCATAGAGGTTAGCTTGTCCAAGACCTGAACCAAGCAGTGCCTCAAGTCCACCCATTTGTGCTTCACCAAATAAACCAGCACCTTGTAGCTGACCACGTTGCGCCATTTGTGCAGCTGGCATACCTGCTTGTAGGACGTTCAATGCTTGCGCTTGAGGTGTGTAACTAGCACCCATGAACTGACCACCTAGCTGCGCCTGTTGCATCTGCTCAGCTTGCGCCTGTTGCATTGCACTTAGCATCGCCTGGTTACGTGCTTCTTCCTGAGCCTTAGCCAAAGCAAACTGCTCAGGTGCGCCTCCAAACTGTGCTGTACGCAAACCTAAGCGTCCTTGTGCCGCTAGACGCTCTTCAGTAGCAAGACGCTGACGTTGCTCTTCAGGACGCTGTGCTTCCCTTATTCGCTCAAAGACAGCCTGCTCACGTGCCTGCGTAGGTTGCATAGCCTGTTGATAAAACTGACCTGCACCTCCGAACATCTGCTGTTGGAACGCTTGTTCTTCTGGAGACATGCCTACAGTAAGACCACCTTCAGGAGTAGTAGTTAATGCTCCTCCTGTTCCTGTTGTTACTGTGAAAGGTTGGAAACGTGTTTGCTCTACACCAGTAGTAGCAATTTCGCCTGCTTCCCTTCTTGCTTGTTCACCTATTTCACCAAGACGTTGATAAGCTTTACCTGTAAGTAAACCACCAGCGCCTATGGCACCTAAACCCAATAATTGTCTTAATGTGTCGCTCATAGTAATTTACCCATTAAAGCCATTACGTTGATCTCCTGTAGTGACAGCTGTGAACCGTCAATCTCTGCTTCTAAACCTACAACAATACTAGTTCCGTAGCCTGTTGCGTTTAAACTTCTTTGGTTGGTCAAAGCGCCACCTGTGAACTCCACAGTTGTGTACTCACTCTCACCGAAAAAACCAGTGACCTGGTCCCCTACCGTAAACTCTGCTGTTGCGTACGTACCTTTGAAGTCATACGCCCACTTCATAAATACTGTTGCGTTGTTCGCACCAACTAACGTAGGCTTCAGCTTCTTAAGAATCTTAACTCTAGAACTGTCGCCAAATGTTAAGCTTGGGCTGTAGTACTTAAAGCGGTAGCCTAAACCGTTGTCTTGATAACCAGTGTACTCACTAATACCTTCAGACGTGCCTATGTAAAAGTCACCGTTGTCTAAACGTGTGTAACAACTAAAGCCAGTAGAAGGCCAACGAGTAACACGGTAGGAACCATTCTCTGTTGTTCCTCTAACGTCAAAGCAGTAAGTGTTGTCCTGACCTACAAAAGTTAGTAAGTAAAAACCTTCTTCAGGACTATAAGCAGACCTAAAGAATGTGTTTTCTGTCTGCAAGGCGTTAATAATGTCCTTACTAATGTTTGCTGACAAACTACTAACAGGCATGGACTTTTGTTGTATTGTACGTCCAAAGCTCTTTAAACCAGTGTGTGACAGGAATAGTACGTCCGTACCGGTGTACTG